ACCTTGGTCCGTAAGGTTGATTAAATTCATATGCAGTGTGACCAACATTGCGTAGCTCACTGCATGTGCTTTTTTGAAGCTATATCCATCGGCAGCAGTGTCCCAAACTGTGGCTGCGATGTCTTGCCAGGTTCTTCCAACTAGATGGCGTTTTCCCGGACGTATCAATGATAGAAACATAGCCATTCTAGGTATGCTGTCTACAGGCTCGGGCATGCGCTGTAACAAATCCCAATGATTTCCAATATGCACCACACGCTCTACAAACCCAGGTTCTTGTAATCTCGTCCAGGGTGGTGCAGTGGCCAGCAGTTGATCATAATGTGCTGCGTCACGAATACTCTGATACACTGACATATTCAGCAAATCTAATTTAAAATATCCACGCTGTTCGGCTTCATGATAATCAATTGCAGCACATTGATTCACCGGATCCCAGGGAATATCTGTGACATACACTCCTGAATTGTGACGGCGAACTTCGCCTTGAGTTACCTGACGGGCTGCTGTATGTTCAATCAGTTGCAGAATCTGATTACGATCTGCAAAGTCAATGTCAATGTCAGGTGTTTTCATTGATAATATTGTAAAGTTCTCTTCCGGCTTGGCTTGATATTAACATACAGCGTACCTGATTGTCAATTAGTATTTTTTCAGCAAAATAGGTCTTGAAAACTTCTGGATGATCCCAGAGCCATTGAATAGCCTTTGCTTGTTGCACATATCGTTCTTTGTGATCTAATATATTATCAAACTGCTGATGCTCAGGCGGTAACAAGTGCCACGCAGTTTTGAATCCAATCGTTGTAAACAATTGATGAGCATGTGCGCCACCCACTGGCATTGGAAATTTGCGATTTATAAAACATCTCAAAGGCTTTTCAGTCAACGAAATTTGATTATTTTGCCAGATATTTTCTGGATAAACAATTGTTTGATTGTTGCGCACACTATCAATAATTCTATCCTCAAAAAAAGTTGTACCATATCTGCCGTCAACACCAGCTGGAAGTGGTGGCCATCTCTTTATAGGTGGCATGGGATTAATTATATCGTTGGCATAGGTATCATTGGCCCATTCTCTAAATTTAGTATCTTCAACAGTTTCGTGAAAATATTGCCCAATAGAGTCAACAATGCCATTGTGAATATCATTATGGTGTGGCATGTCTGGAACATGCTCTTGAAGAACTCTGGTTAAAAATTCTCTCACAGAACGATTTTGACCATTGATATAAATCATTCCAGTAGTGGGTTTATAGATGTCGTGTAATTCATAACTCTGAGGAAACACACTCTCTATGTAGTAGCGGCGGTGATGAGTCCAAGCTACACTGGTATTGATTATGCGATTTTTGTAAGGATGTGTATCTAGTAAAATACTGTTGCAAAGCAATCTGGCATGTGGGACTGTATCTAATATATGGTACAACATCCGATCGCCAACTCCAAATGGCTCGTCGGCATTATCTAATGTAATTAAATCATATTGATCTAAATTATCCGGATATTGCACAGTAGACATTCCCTGATCCTCATTAACTGGATCAATTGCAGTGGTCAAGAACAATATATTGTATTTGCCTGGCCCCGGAGAGCCAAATGTAATCACCGGGGTTTGCTGATACCCAGTAACATATTGCCAATACCCTACAAGATAGTCGAATACTTCTAGACCAAGGCGATCCCGGTGTGGGGTATCAATACAAATATTCATAACTTAGCTTCTTTTAAAATATGCCTACACCACTCTACGTCAGCGGGGTAATCATGGAAGCGATGATTCCAATGATCAGGATCAATCCAATTAATAACCATACCCAGGTGTTCAGGACCAAGGCCATCAAGCCATTCAACACCACTATCGCAATTGTAAACAATCCAAGGGCTAACACGACCGGTGCTAATGTGATGGCAAATACGATTAGCATTGCCATAGCGAAAATAATCATTATAACTAGCGAGCCCACTATTTCCATCAGCATAGTCTTGCATCTCCCGTAATGCACGTTCCAGTGCGTCTTGTGGTGCTTCACGTTTTACATATTCCAGCAACCACTCTTCGTAAAAGCTATCTTTGTGCCATTGATCTAACTTCTTGTTGTTCTTCAGGAGCCATGCAGTAAAACTGTTGCTATTGATAACGCGAATAGCAACCAAATGTCTACCGTAACGAACGAAAGCCCGATAATAAGGACTGTTAACAAAGTCTGCATATGATTTCAGCCTGGCGCTGCCTTGTGTGGTTTCATAAAATTGTAAGTATGCTCTAAGACCAAACTGCACACCTGTTTCTGTTTCTTGCTGCCAACGTTGTTTTTGCTCGCAAAGATGCACAGCAAGAGTTGATTCCCTTCGGAAACTCTTTTCGCAATACTGACATTGATGCGTTACTTCATTTGTCATTGCCCAGCTCTCGCTGATACGCATCAAGTTCCTTTTGTGTGATTAACTCACCGAGCACATCAACATCATTGAGTTTCATGTTGGGAAACAAGTTCAACAATTGTTTTTTCTTGCTGCCGGCACCTGTGGAGGAACCTTCTTTTTTCTTGGGAGCAATCCATTGATGTCGCTGCGCACCCAGTCCTGGACTTACTGCAGTGGCACACAACCACTGCAGTTTGGGGTGACGATTTATGGCAAAGAAGTGGCGATTGAGCCTTTCATTGGTGGCTATCAAGTAAAACTCTTGTATTTCACGAGACCCTTGAACTGCACTACCCCAGCGTAGCATGAGATAGTTTGAAAACTTTTTGCGTTCTTCGTCGGTGAGCTCATCGTAGAACTCACGACTCTTCAAATCAAACTGCTGCATTTCATTTTGAATTGATAACTTATCACTCAAATTGGCACCTCTAGTATTAGTTTAGTCCATTTACGATAATAATGTTCTATGAATTCAATGTCAATATTTTCAAGCTCAAATAACTCATAGCAACGTTGTATCACAGGTTTGGTCAACTTCCAATCAAGATACATGCTGCCGTCAAGCCACATTGGAGCATTTTTATAGGTGTTTAAAACTGCATTCAGCTGTTGGCGACGATGACGTTCTAAAGATTGAGTAGCCACAGGATGTTGAATAAATCGAAATATTTCTGAATTGAATGTAGTTGATAGTTCGTGTTGTACTTCTGTGGGCAGGGCACAAAATTCATCCCAGGTTTCAGGAGCAACTGATGCCCACTCTGCATCTTGGATATTGCTCCAATATGATTGTAACTCTTGCCGAGAATAATTTACTCGTCGTTGTTTTAAAAACTCCTGGCAATTTTCAAACACAACGATTCGGGCGTTGTGCCAGACTTGCAGTAGTCCTGCAAGATGAGCAGCATCATGTACATCAATAAAAAACTTCTGATTACTATGAGTCAATTCACTGACGCCATCATACCAAGGCCAGTATTGCGCAGTGGCGGGATCTTCAGTGACATACAAGCCTTCATCAACTCCCAGCATTGTAGTAGACCCCATTTTAAGATCGTTCCAGCGATCAGTGACACCAGCCAGTACGTCACGTATAAACTGTTTTTTATTATCTGACGTTGCATGGCCCCGGAGTTGACGTTGTGTCAGCGGCATGTTTTGCAAACAAGCATTACTGGCCACACCCAGACTGTTGATAAGAAACTTTCCACCTGCACCCCAAGGGTACACCACCAATACAACATTTGGCGTGTCAAAGTTGATTGCGGGCCTGGGCCATGTGTCTGCAGTTACCATGCTTTTTGATAGTTTACTATTTCGCAGTTGCGGCTGATGTCTTTGACAAAATAAACACATTGTGGTTTTTCGTTGTCTTCAATAGGCACTGCCAGCATTTGCCCATTCTTTAGTTTGGGCGCAAACCAATTGACATCATGATACACATCAATAATTTCTATTTTTGGAAAGCTGGGTCTAAAACTTGTCAATGGATTGAATTGAAATACACTGAACCCACGGTCGTTGATTGATGTCAAGGGCAGCACTTCTAAATCACCAAGATCTGGTTCGCCAATTAACACTTGCCAGTCCACAGGCATTTTAATTTTATAATCACCAATTCTCAATACCAGTGCCGGGCTATTGAAACTTTCCAAAAATATCAGGGGAATATAGTGATAGTCTGGGTCCACCGGGTTTGAATTGTCTAAAATTGCAAATCTTAAATCATCTACTTGTTCGGGTAGAGTATTGAGATCATATGGTTCGTTGTCTAAGGTTAATATTCTCATGTATGTATTATATAATATCATGTTGGAACTTTGCAACCACTTCGTGAAGTTCTCGCAACTG